CGTTCGATGGGCATGCTGCCTGAGGGCTACACCGTCAACGACTTCCTGACCGACCCCGATGCTTGGTTTGTGAAGACTGACGCGCCCCGTGGCTTCATCCACTTTGAGCGCACCCCGCTGTCGACCGGCATGGAAGCCGACTTCGACACCGGCAACATGCGCTTCAAGGCTCGTGAGCGTTACAGCTTCGGCTTCTCGGACCCCCGTGCGGTGTTCGGTTCGCCTGGCGCAGCATAAGTCCTACCACCCTCCCTGTGGACTTATCGACTGGGGCGGTCTTCGGATCGCCCCTTTCTTTTTCTGCAACCTTGTTATAAACTGCGAGCAGGGCAAAAACTCAGCTTCGTAGACAGGTATCCGCCCTCCTGACGTTGCACAGACTACGAGGCTAAACCTTGTGCAAAGGGTACGAACATGGCTTCGACTACTTTCTCTGGTCCCGTTACCTCGACCAACGGTTTTGTTGGTGCTGTGACCGCAACTACGGTCACTGCAACTGGCGCTCTAACTGCTACTTCGACCGCAAACGTGATCGTGATCCCCACTTCGGATCCCGGCGTTGCTGGCGCTATCTGGTTGGATGGTGTGACTCTTTCGATCTCCGCTGGTTAAGGAGATTTGAAATGGCTGGCTCTGACGTAAAGGCCAAGTACATCGCAGCTGACACTACAGCTGCCGACGCCGATGGGGTCTGCCAATCGCAAACTCCAGCCGCAGGTGGTGAGCAAAATCTCACTATCAACGGTGCGTTAGCTTCTGGTGGTGTGGCTACGTTTACGGCGGCACGCTTGATCACAATCACTTGTGCGGGTGCGGATGATGGACGTACGTTCACTGTCACCGGTACTGATGTGAATGGTAATGCTCAAACGGAGACTATCGCTGGCGCGGATACTGATACTTCAACTGGGACGCTGTACTTCCGCACAGTGACTCAGGTTACGGTTGATGATAACACTGCGGCGGCTATCACTGTCGGCATGGCTAACAACTCTATCGATGTTATCTATGCTGGTCGTGCACGTTTGCGAGGAATCTACCTGATCCACTCAGGTACAGCAGGTGTATTGTCGTTCACGGACGGTAGCGCAACAGGCACAGCTCATTTGCAGCTGGCAACTGTTGCTTCGGCGGGTAGCGACCGAGACATCATCATCCCTGACGAGGGGATCATGTATGATGGTGGTATTTACCTTCCATACACAGCTGGGACCACTGTGTTCTCCAGCTTCACCGCTATGTACAACTGAGGTAAAGAATGCCGACCTACGACATCAGATCGATTACGCAGGTCGGTACTTCTGAGCCGTTTGAACTTCAAGTGGCCAGGGGTCAAATCCCTGGCCATAAAACTGTGTTTAAATTTGGCTACAACAGCGATGTTGGAGCCACAAGAGAAACCATCTGGGAACAAGGTGGTTTGTATTCCTACCCTGCATCAGCCACAGTAATGACTATATCAAGCAGTTCGGTTGACGACACTGCCGCAGGAACTGGTGCAAGAACGGTTGAAATTTTTGGCCTAGATGGTGATTACAACGAAATAAAAGAAGTTGTCACCTTAAATGGACAAACGGCTGTTAGTACCACAAAATCTTATCTGCGTATAAATCGCGGCATTGTTCGCAGTGCAGGTAGTGGTGGCGCAAACGCTGGCACACTTTACGCAGGAACAGGTACGGTTACATCTGGGGTTCCAGCTAATATTTACCTGACCATAAATGGGGTTGGCGACAACCAAACATTGATGTCTCTTTGGACAGTTCCCGCAGGATATACAGCGTTTCTCGCAAAGATGTCTTTATCCACAGGCACATCTACTAACACCAAAGCTCTTTTAAATGCTAGTCTTGTTGCTAGGCCATACGGAGAAGTGTTTCAAATAAAAGAAAGATTTACTCTTACAGATGGCGCACACGAGCAATTTTATACTTTTCCTTTAAGGTTTACAGAAAAAACAGACCTAGAAATGAGAGCGTTTTCTTCCTCTGGAGCTGTTAGCTTTAATGTTTCTGCGTCAATGGAATTTGTCTACATTCAAAATAAGGGCCCGCTCTGATGGCAAAAGTTGATAAAGACAAGATGGCCTGCAACAAACCCAAGCGCCAAGTTTCGGGTGGCAAGAAGTTTGTGGTCAAGGCCTGCGACAAAGGCAAAGAGAAGATCGTCCGTTTTGGCGATGCCAACATGACAATCAAAAAGTCAGATCCTGGTCGGCGCAAGTCTTTCCGCGCGCGTCATGGGTGTGACAAGGGCAAGCTGGATAAAATGTCGGCCAAGTATTGGTCGTGCAAAATGTGGTAGCGGTTATGGAAGACATTGAAAAAGACGTTCACGACATCGACAAGCGCCTGGTAAAGATCGAGGCGATCCTGGAGCGGTTGGAAAACAACCACCTTGCTCATGTCGAAGCAGACATGTTGGAGATGAAGTCGTCGATCAAAGACATGTCGTCCATGATTTTTAAGGGCATGATTGCCTTTTTCATTCAGCTGGCTCTTGTTTTGACCGGCATCATCGCCTTCTTGGCGACCTTGGTGTGGGGGTAAAGACAATGGCAATGATGCGTGGTAATATGGCCAAACAAATAACGGAGGTTCCGATGGCTGGTTGCAAATCCAAAGGCATGAAGATGGGCGGCAAAGTAAAAGCCGGCTACAAAAAGGGCGGCATGGTTAAGGGCTACAAGAACGGCGGCGCCGTGATGGTGAAGCCCAAGCCCTGCAAGATGTCGTAATGGCCAAGAAGCCCGGTCTTTACGCCAACATCCACGCCAAGCGTAAGCGCATTGCTGCTGGCTCTGGAGAGAAAATGAGGAAGCCCGGCTCGAAAGGGGCGCCTACAGCTAAGGCGTTCAAGCAGTCGGCCAAAACGGCGAAAAAGAAATGACAACGTCAGGTACACGAACCTTCAACCTAGACATCGCGGAAGCGATCGAAGAGGCCTTTGAGCGCTGCGGCTTGGAGGTTCGTACTGGCTATGACGTAAAGTCGGCTCGTCGCTCGATGAACCTGATGTTTGCCGAGTGGGCAAACCGCGGCCTGAACCTATGGACCGTGGCCCAAGGCACGACAACCCTGACCCAGGGCACGTCGACCTACACATTGGGCGCAGATGTTGCGGACATTTTGGAGATGGTTCTCCGCAGGGATGGGACAGATTACGAGGTCGAGCGAATCAGCCGCGGCGAGTATCTGACGTTCCCGAACAAGACCGATCAGGGCCGCCCCTCGCAGTTCTACTTTGACCGGCAGATCCAGCCGGTCATTACGCTTTGGCAGACGCCAGAGAACTCGACAGACCAGCTGGTGTATTACTATGTGCAGCGCATCGAGGATGCCGGCGCATACACCAACACGACGGATCTGCCCTGGCGGTTCTACCCGTGCATGGTGGCCGGCCTGGCCTACTACATCTCGATGAAGCGGGCCCCCGAGCGGGTGTCGCTGTTGAAAGCGGTTTATGAAGAAGAGTTCCAGCGGGCGGCGGACGAGGACGAGGATCGTGTCTCGCTCAAGCTGCAGCCCAGCGCACGTTATCTGAGGGTTTGATGGCATACGCATCTGGCAAACACGCATGGGGCATTTCTGACCGGTCGGGTCGGCGCTACCGTCTTCGGGATATGAAGAAGGAGTGGACAGGTGCGCTTGTGGGGCCGGATGAGTACGAGCCAAAGCACCCGCAGCTGTATCCGCCCAAGGTTGGACCTGATCCGCAGGCCTTGCGTAATCCCCGTCCGGAACCTGCAGAAGGTCTGCAGGTGTATGTTGACCAGATTACGGTTGAAACTCCCAATGCGACCCTGATCCGTGCTATAGGTAAGGTCGGACAAGTGACGGTGACGACATGACTATGACCTATGGCGAACTGAAGCAGGCCATTCAGGACTACACGGAGAACGACGAAAGCACTTTCGTCAGCAACATTCCTTTGTTCATCCGTTTGGCGGAAGAGCGGATCTTGAAAAGCGTGCAGCTGAACCTGTTCCAGAAGAACCAGTTCGGCAACATGACGAGCGGCAACGAATATCTGGCAGCGCCCAGCGACTTCTTGGCGCCGTTCTCGCTGTCGATCGACGTCAGCGGGGACAAAGAGTTTTTGTTGTTCAAGGATCTGGATTTTGTACAGAGCTACAACCCGGATGCGACAACGACCGGGCAGCCAAAGTACTACGCCCAGTTTGATGTGGACAACTTCATCATCGCACCAACACCGGATGCCAACTATACTGTAGACATCCACTACCTGTATCGACCCGCAAGTTTGACGGCCGGTAGTGACAGCGGCACGAGCTGGCTGTCTGAAAACGCAGAGATCACCCTGCTGTACGCAGCTCTTGTGGAGGCGTATACCTTTATGAAGGGTGAGCCAAACCTTTTGATGCTGTACAATCAGCGGTTCATGGAAGGTCTCTCGCGCTTGAAGAACCTGGGCGAGGCCCAAGAAACGATGGACGAGTACCGCTACGGCACTCTCCGCAAGCCACGGACATAAGGAGATTCTGGCATGGCCTTTACTGGCAACTTTCTCTGCACCTCCTTCAAAGTCGAACTTTTGAAGGGCATTCACAACTTCTCGGCTTCTGGCGGGGACACGTTCAAGATCGCGCTGTACACCAGCTCGGCAACTCTTGATGCGTCGACCACTGCTTACTCGGCAACCAACGAGGTGAGCGGCTCTGGCTACACGGCTGGGGGCAACACGCTGACGAACATTGATCCAACCTCGAGCGGCACCACGGCGTTCTTGGACTTTGACGACACCACCTGGTCAACGGCAACGATCACGGCCCGCGGTGCGTTGATCTACAACTCGACGGCGGCAGGCAACCCTGCTGTGGCGGTTTTGGATTTCGGCGCGGACAAGACCTCGACGGCTGGCGACTTTACTGTTGTCTTCCCAACGGCTGACGCAAGTAACGCGATCGTTCGCGTGGCCTAATGACTGACGTCATCGTCCCCTTTTCCGGTTGGGGCCGGGGGACGTGGGGCCAACTCGGCTGGAACGAGGGCTCCATTACCAACGCTGGCGCAGCCGGACAAGTTGGCTCGGTAACGGTTGTTGCCGAGGCCAATGTCCCTGTGTCTGGCCTCGAGGCTACTGGCAGTGTTGGGACGGTGACCGTCAATGCGGCGGCTAATGTTGCTGTCGCTGGAGTAGAAGCAACAGGGCTTGTCGGCAGTGTAACAGTTATTGCTGCCGCCAATGTAGCTGTTACCGGCGTTGAAGCCACCGGCGCCGTTGGATCTGTTACCATCACAGGTGACGCCAACGTGCCTGTGTCTGGCCTCGAGGCCACTGGCGCCGTTGGTTCCGTCACTGTAGCGGCGGATGCAAATGCGTATCCTACAGGCGTTGAAGCCACCGGCGCCGTTGGCACAGTCTCCGTTACTGGAACCGCGAACGTATATCCCACTGGTATATACGCCACTGGCGCCGTTGGCACAGTCACTGTGGATGCCGCGGCCATTGTCCCGGTCACGGGGATCGAGGCCACTGGCGCCGTTGGCACAGTCCATGTCGGTATCTTTGTCTCTGTAGATGTAACCGGTGTGTCCGGCACTGCATCTGTTGGCTCCGTTGTTGCTACCGCAGGCGCAACAGCCAACGTGGTTGGCGTTTCTGCTATTGGCCAGACAGGTCAAGTCTTGGTGTGGGGCAGGATTGTTCCAAACCAAAATCCGGGGTACAATCCCGAAACACCGTCGCAGGCACCGGCATGGTCTGCTGAGAGCCCGACGCAGAGCCCAGGGTATAACCCTGAAACACCAACGCAAACCCCCGGATGGTCGGAGGATGTTCCCTCGCAATCACCGGTGTGGACCCGCACAGCAGCATAAGGATCTAACCCATGCCTAGCACGTATACCCTGAACAACGGCATCGAACTCATTGGCACCGGCGAACAGTCGGGTACGTGGGGTGACACCACGAACACCAACTTTGAGCTGATCGATACCGCTCTTGACGGCCAGGTCACTGTGACCTTGGCCTCGGCCGGTACATCTGGCGCCCCCAACACTCTTCCCATCAGCGACGGTTCGTCGTCGAACGGCCGCAACCGCATGGTCATCTTTGATGACGGCGGCGACCTAGGTGCGACGGCCTATGTCCAGCTGACGCCCAGCGATGCAGAGAAGATCGTGTATGTCCGCAACGCCCTGTCTGGTTCGCGCAGCATCATCCTGTTCCAGGGCACGTATAACGCATCGAACGACTACGAGGTGCCTGCAGGCACGACGGCCGTGGTTTACTTTGACGGCGCCGGTGCTGGCGCTGTGGCGGCCAACGTCTTCAATAACGCCTATTTCGACAGCCTGCGCCTGGGCAGTGTGTCGGTGACCGCGATCCTTGATGAGGACAACATGGCCTCCGACAGCGCAACGGCCCTGGCCACGCAGCAGTCGATCAAGGCCTATGTGGATG